TTAGAGTCAGCTGCTTGAGACTTGCTAGAGAACAAACGACGGTTCTTAGGAGAAACCATCAAGGTAGTAGCCTTACCACCATTCTCATATACAAGCTGCATTACGTCATCAACGTGGCTTAGTTCTAATTCAACCAAGTTAGCATCAGATGTACCACGAGCTAAAGTACCAGCATCACCGATACCAGTAGTGGATGGAGCAGTGTAACCACTGTTCGCAGTAACATCTTTCAAAGTTGCATCGTTTACGAAAGCATGGTAGCCACCCATAGTACGAGTACCAGAACCATTGGAGCTGTTCCAAGAGCTGACTGCATCAAACTCTAAGTCACGCTTCAGTTCAGTACCACGCTTCTTCAACTGGTAAGCATACTCATCAGCAACGCCAGCTTGGTCTACAGCACGTTTGGTGCCAGAAACTTCAACAGTCTTGGAGTTGATTTGAGTGTAGTTACCTAGACGAGTACGTAGTGGCTCGTTACCTTGGGCAGTAGCAACAGTGCTGTAAGAAGCACCTTCAGCAACAGCATTAGAACCGGGAGCATCTAGCTCGTCAGTCTGCCATTCGTGCAGGATACCGCCTGCTTGGGTTTTACCGATAGAGCTCAAGAAAGGAGCTTCGTCACGAGTAATTAGGGAAATGAAATCAGACAACTGTTCACGTTCAGAGACGTTCATTGCAGTTGTGCCAGCAGCGGCCTTAGGACCACCAGTTACGAAATTACGTGCCATGTGTATTTACCTCTTATTTTAATATAGCAGTATTTACTTAAAGTTAGAAAAGCTCTTTATAAAATCTAATTGATCTTGTTTGGAGCCTTGACCGGAAAGAACTCGAGACTTTAAATCATTTTGTTCTCGAGTGGCTTTCATAGCCTTTGAAGGAGCTTTCTTTGTGGGGATACTTTTTGCTTTAGGACTTCGTTTACGTTTAATTGCGCCTTTAGTTGAACGTTCTTTAAGTTGGCGGTAATCATCGATAAATTTAACGACCCTTGCATCAAATATTTGTCCCAGAATATCCTCGGGGACACCTTCAGATAGGGCAAACTCTTTGATCTTATCAGCATTATATGTCGGTACTAGCTCTTGAATTTCTGTATTAAACTTTGTCAAGAGACCTTCGTAATGTTGACTTAAGTCTGCTTCTTGCTTTTTCTTGATGTTGTCAGCTAACTGTTCACGTTTTTTACGAGCTTCCCAGTACAGTTCTTGAATTGACTCACGCTTATCCTTTAACTCTGAAAGTTCATATGTATCTCCGCTCTTACGAGCTTCTTTGATAGACTTGTCGAGTTCATGATATTGGCTTGCATATTCATTTTCTGTAGTAGTAAGTTGTTCGTTAAGAACAGCTGCAACCTCTTGGACTTCTTTTATACGATTGTTGTATTCGGTTTCTAGCTCCTTCCGCTGTTCACCGATCTGTTCACCCTTTTTAGACAAGCTTTGATCCGTAGCATAACCTTTGCGGAGTTCTTCAAGGGTAAGGTGTTTTGTTTCTCCGTCAATTTTGACAGGCACCTGATATTCCCAATCGATCTCCCCTTCTTCTAAATATTCGGATTCTTGGGTAGACTCAACATCATCCTCATCCTCATACTCTTCAGAAGCGTCATCTTCGTCTTCGTGATTTTCGTCATCTGATAAAGTGTCTTCTTCGGGTACTTCACCTTCTTCATCATCTGACGGATCTGGAATTTCGTCACTATCCGGTAGACCTTCCTCAACAAGACCTAAGGCTTCAGCCATAGGGCCCATTGGTACTGGAAGATCATCAAAGTTTACGTTATCCAAATCGGCGCTGATATTCGCATCATCTCGATAAGAGGTAGACGGTACTTGATTATCGTTGCTCATAAATTATTACTCCCTTAGTCCTCTTTTTTCTTAGACACTTTTTTTGATTTAGGCTTAGGTGCACTAGCTGGTGCTTCCAATGCTAGGTCAGTTTCTAGCTCCTTAATCATAAAACACAAATCAGCAAATGTAGCTGCGTGTAGTCGTGCCTTGCCTTGTGAACCAGCAATCTCTCCAATGAGCGCATGCTTAGCTTTAATGGCAAAATCGAGTGCTTTCTTAGCCTTCTCGCTTTGTAAGTTATTCATTTACATTTTCCTCGTTTAATTGACTCTCGCTTAGAAACTGGGAGTTAAACCCAAATGTTTCAATGCGTACTAGACGTTCTTTCACAGAACCCAACCCTAATGCAACATGGTATAAGTACTCACGTTCTTTAGTGCAGTGTGGTTCTGTCTGTAACCATGCTTCGAATAAATCTATCATGATTTCACCATAGGCATCATCAAAGAACTGGTTTCTCTCTTTACGAGCGAACTCAGCCCTAGTCAGAGCTAGTTGTGCGGTGGGGAAAGTGTCTGGTTTATATGAGCCATCTGTTTGCATTTGCGGTTTAAATTTACTATTAGCCGCATTAGTGTACTTCTTTACACCTGCCTTCTTCGTCATATTTACCTCATTAATCAAAAATTGGTAACAGGCGGCAACTCTTAAAGAGCTTATAGCCGCCTGCCAATCAGATTCTTTTTATCTGTGAATCCACCAGAAGATACTTTATCACCTTTCCTTAATATAGCATCTCAAGCTATTGTTCAATTACTTTCATCACTTTTCTTATCTTGGCGTGATAGTGCTTCTATCGTACCAATTCGGATAGTGAGCTCATGTACTCGATCCTGCATTTCACTTAACTTTTGTATATCCCTTTCTACGCCTTCTATCAACATATCTTGCCTAGCATCCGCAGGTAACGCACCTAGTTGACCTCGGGGCCAAAGGATTCGAAACTCTGAGTTTGATTTTATTTCAAGATTTGTCATTTCAACATTATGCTCAAGAGCTGTAAGTCGGGATTCAATTGTAAAGTAAGCCATAGTAGCGATTGCAGTAAAAGCAATCATACCCAATATATTCTTGAGTGGAATAGTGAACTCTGAACTTTCTGATATTTTAGTCATATTACCGCCTTATAGTAATTATTGACCCTGTGGTCCAATCATTTGTTCCATAGCTCCTGCTACTTCAGAAACAACAGTTTTACCTGTTTGAGGCTGTGTCATTTGAGAGTTTACAAGAGTTAATGCCTTAGCATATATCTCATCAATACTTGGGTGCTGTAGTATTGGTTGCTGCTCCTTACCAGCCTGAATAGCCACTTTGTTCCATTCTTGGTACGATTTATCCAAGGCAACCATAAGTTGCTTAAGATTATCTTGAATGGCATTCTGAGATTGAACATTAGTGTAGTCAATGTTCGCTTGCTTGAGATCCATCTCTTTCTGAAGTTTAGTAAGCTCCATCTCTTTCTGTTTGGCGATTTCCTGCTGTTCCATTTCACGAGACTTCGCAACTTGCTGTTTAAATTCATCAGTTGTGAAATCTAAAATGAAGTCCATAGGATTCTCGCCTAAAGCGTCAATTGCTTTGTGGGCAATCTTTGCGGCAGCTTCTGGGGAGACTACTCCACCAGCACCAGCGTCTCGTAGTGCAGGTAATACCTGACCACCAATAACTTGCAACTTCTGCAATTTAGTACTGTTGGATGCATCACCGACGTCAGCTTCAACAGATAAGTATTCGCAAGGAGGTAACTCCTTAAACAAAACATCATTGAAATCTGAGTTGCCAGTGTATGCTCCAACGGAAACATCACTTAGTTCTTTGATCATAGTCTTGTAGACACCTTCGATGAGATCTAACCCACCAGTTTCCATAAACCTACGAGCAATGAACTGTATTCGTACTTGTGCAGCAGATTGCACTTGGGACACTTTAGCTTCGGAGTTACCTGATACGTAGAGAGTATCATTCAAGCCCTGAGCTGCTTTTGACAGTCCAGTGGCTTGCTCTTTCTGTTCCTGCAAGTATTGCAATAGTGGAACTGTACCTGTAGAGATTTGCTCTGGTGGGAGCGATGCTACAGCTGCGTTCGGGTTACCGATAGAAGCAATAACAGACTTAGGCTTGTAGTTCTGCAAAGCAGAGAAGTCTACAGTGTTTGGGTCTGCAACCTTAGGGGCATAGTTAGTAAGATATGTATTCTCAACAAACCCACGTAGTATAGCCGTGGTAGCAAGAGTAGATGGTCTTGCCATATCAGCCATAGAAAGGCCAGTGAGTTCATGTGGTATTTTGAAGGGAACAAAGGATGCTACCTGAATATGGTCAACATCTTCCTCTTCAAGAATAGTCTTACCGACTTTAACAATACGCTTGAGTTCTGCAATGCCATCGCCATCTCGGTCTACATAGACCCAACACTTGACAATAGTAGCAGGGTGCATTGCTTCAAGTTCTTCTGTGGGGGACTTCAAGCCTACGCCTGTGTCAGCCCCAGATGCCTTACGTCTCGCAGACTTATCATCATTCATGATCTCTTTATAAGTATACGAATGCGTATCAACATCATCCCATTCTATTTCATCAGCTTTTTCTGGGTATCGAGCCCGGATTGCAGATCGACTTGTTTCAAACTCTAATGCTACCATTGGAGCGTCATGTAAGTTCTCTGCGTCCCGAGAGATACGTAAAGCTTCGGGAGGTACATTCTTTATTTCTACTTTACGAGTAGTCGCAGTTCGATTTACACGAACATCTAAGTATGTACCTGTTATATTATCCAAATACAGATCGCCAACGATTTCTACATTAGGATCTGCTAGTAGTGAGTCAAGAGCTTCTACAGTAATCTCTTCATACTCTTGTGCGGTTACCTTTACGTCTTCAACGTAATCCCATGTGATAATACCTTCTTTCCATAGGAGACCGGACTTAACGTAAGTGTTAAGGATATCCCAACCACGATTCTTTTTAAAGATAGCGCAGTTGACTGCCTCTGCACCAGCTCGGGCTCGTTTAACACCCATAGGGGTATTATCAGATGGGGTTAGCCTTGCAAGTTTGTTATTATCAAACAACAACTCAGAAAGGACTGCAGTGTAACCTTCGATAGCTTCAACTGTATCTGAGGCAACAATTTTAGAGACACCTTGGGGAGCTAGGTGATTGAGAGGTTGCATGGCATACTCCATGGTAGCCTTCTCTCGCTCAGCACTTAACTCTGTAGTGTCTAAGAAATTTCCATTTGATTGGGAAATCTCAGAGTCTATTAAGTGTACCAACTCCTCATCGGAGACTGGCTTTAATCCTTCTATCATTTTATTACCTCAATATCACGATTGATTCTATCTATCTAATTAGGGGAGGTTTCATTTCATATTCCCAGCACAAAGAAACACATCCAAACAAGTACCTGAGGAGGACTATTGGGAAACCTTAAATTCTTTTGGGCAACGCCCTGAGATCCTCGGATTCAATTACAGCCATTGAGTATTGTCAGGAACATACGATCTGTTCTTGAACGATACATTGGTAGTAGAGAGTCGGTCTGCGTGAGTCCTGAGGACCTCAAGGGCGACTGCTGTTGCGATAACTGTATCATCATTACAACCTTTTATCGCGTTGGTACGACCATTTTCATCAGCCACGTAATCCTTACACTCTTGGATTATCGTAGGGGACGCGAGATTTATATCATCATTCTCTATTGCGTTCTTAAGATGACCTATGATCATGGGCTTAGTAGCTTGCGTTGTTCTCCAACCTAAACGTGTACCTTCCTCGTTAGATACATTAGCTACTTTAGTTTGATGGTACAGGTTCACATAACTCATCTGCTTGAGACGATTCAATGTGGCTATACCCAAGGAATTTGATTCAACTGCTAGTAGAGCATTGTTGTAATAGCGTCCTAGGTAAAATAAAAGATCCCCATACTCAGTTGGGTCAATTCTATTGTTACGATATAAAGCTACGACTTCTCGCTTGGTGTTCATAACTACCGCTGCGGAGGAGTCTTGACCAACACCCAAAGCTACGTCAGCACCAATAATAAAGTGCTCATTAAACTTGGGGTACTGAAAGATTGTCATGTTGCCTTCACTGTGATCCTCAAAGGAGCTTGATGATAGGCTGAATGATTGTTTCTTTAGTACTGGTTCGGGTTGTAAGTCGTTTAGTCTTTCTATGTTAAATACATTGGAGCCAGAAACCAAAAAGGCTTCATCTGAGGTAGATGGGTATTCCTGACGGAATTTACTCAAACCACCTTCGGCTATTTTAAGTCTGCGCCAATAGAGCTGATCAAGCCCTAGGTCATGTTTTTCTTTAAGATCTAGTTCTTCTTCTGTCAAAGTTTCAGTGAATGCATCCTCGTCGCCTACATCTCTGCGGTACTCTGACATTAAGAACCAAGGGACGAAAATTGGAATGTACTCATTCTCGCCTGCTACTGCACCTTTCCATAATCTGTGGAATGCATTACCCACACCATTAGCTGTGGACTCCAGAATTACTTCTGTTCCGTCAGCTTGGGATATACCTTGGAAAAGGCCAGCAAGGATTTTCTCGTCATGTGTCCAGAAAGCAACCTCAGATAAATGAGCAATAGTTGGGGTGGTACCCCGTCCTGCTTCTGGAGATCCAGCCGTGTATAATCTGTAGCCTGACTCATTGTGTTCAAACATTATCTCCTTTGCATTGGATCTTTTGAACTTAGGTTTAAACTCAGGTTCCATGTTCTGAATGATATTCCTTGACATTGAGAACAAAGCATCCGATGTAGCACTGTCGTGTGCCATAACAACGGATTTGTTATACGGACTTAGGTAAGACTTCCAAAAGACTCGCCCACATGAATACGTGGAGAGTCCCATTTGTCTAGCCTTTAGGACAATAGCTCGGACCTTTCCGGTCTCTGCTAGTTGTTTCTCGATGGCGTCATTTACAATACGTTGCGCCTCGTTAAACTCAAAGGGTATGAAACCCCGTGTGGAATCCTTAGGGAGTATGCGTACTTGTTCTGTAGCAAACTCGGCAAAGGATTCTTTGTATCGATCAAGGTCTTGGCGCTTCTTAGATTCTTTAGCTAGCGCAAGTTTTTGACGATTAGTTAATTTATTCATCTGGTAGTCCTCCAGTTACATTAGAGTCCTGACGGACTTCCGGGGCATAGCCCGGACAACACAATGCAAAAATGAATGTTGAAAAGGTTACTAAGGGTGTATAGGGTAGTACATAGGAAGCCTAAGAAGTCCCTATAGTCCCTTAGGATCCCTTCAGACCCTTAGTGATTCTTTTAGATATATTACTTAGATATATTCTCGTTAAGAGTACTCCCTAGCGTATACCTAAGGTATTACTAAGAAGGGGGAAGGGGTAGTATGAGTCTTAAGTGACTACACTATGGTTCTGAAGTTACTACCTAAGTAATACCTAAGGTAGTCTAAGAAGCCCCTTCATCTTCTTAGATAGATCCATAATGTTCCTATAAGGTACTATAAATACCTAGGTACTACATTACGTGTATAATGTGTTCCTATAAGGTACTATAAATACCCTGAGAAGGTACTTAAGCGTATATAATTGTAGTACCCCTAGGGTTCCTAAATAGAGGTCTATAGCGTACATAAGTTAATCCCAGATTATATCAGGTACCCCAAAGTATTCCCTAACCCCCCAGTAATCCCTAGGGACACTTCTGTAGTCTCCACACCCATAGTAGTACCCTAGGGTAGCCCTCAGGTACTCCTCAGGGGCTTCTCAGGGACTCCTCAGGGTACTTCATGGGTAGAGCCTTGAGTGAGGGTAGAACCTATGGGTACAGATGGAGTACCAAGGGGTACCCTAGGGGAACTCCTAAAGTACTACCCAAGAGCTCCTCAGGGACTCCTCAGGGACTCTCACAGTACCACACAGTACCACACAATACAGGGTAGTACCTTAGGAAATAGCGACCGTGTCTAATACTACACAAAGGGGCTGCGCCCCACTGGAGGAAGCTCACATAGAGCACTTAATTAACATGATAGCCAAGAGGATAAATATCATGCCAGTAATGAAAAACGTAGTAATCCGTAACTCTCGCATTGTAACTCCAGTACGTAAGTCTTGGGGTGGACAATATTCATTAGTAATCGAAACACCTCAGGGTCATATCATTTCAGACTCCAGTGCCGATGGTGAAAACCAGTACTGGCTTAACTGGAACGCAGAGTACCCAAATGGAGACTCGATTGCTCCTGTCCCTCAAGTTCGTGGTAAGTCAGTAGTAACTGACCCTACAGAGCTTGGTAATGGTTCCGTAGTAGACCTAGCGTTCGAAACAGTCGAGCGTAATGGCAAGAACTACTACAACCTGAAAGCAATCAAGCTTGTGCAGTACGTTAAGCCTAAGAGCTTACTCGACCTGTTCGACACTGATGAGACCTTTGAGTCTGATCCGGTGGAAGCTTTCGATGCAGAACCACAGTTCTAAACCACAGGGCTCCTTCGGGAGCCTTTATTTTTTGCCACTAGCTATATAGTGCCACGGAGATTCATATGGAAATCTTTATGTTAGTCCTATTAACTATATGTGCTGTATTCGGCTTAGCTGTCGTACTTGCACTAACCTTAAAATAAATACTTGGAGAATACAGATGTATACTACATTAACTAGCAGTATCGTAAGTGAAACCCTAAACATCATGGATCAGCTCGATCA